CCAGAGCCGATCTGCCGGCCGGGGGTCAGGAGCGCGAGGTCGATCGAATTGGTCGACACAGCGGCCGCCCCGAACGCCTGCGCGTCGGAGAGCAGCTGCAAAGCATCAATGAACATGGATCCTCTCCTGTGAAAAGGTAAACCGGCGCGTGGAGCTCAGGCGACGAGCGCTTCGGTGTTGAGGATCTGGTCGACCGTCCGAATGGGGGTCGTTCCGAACATCAGCACCCGTTTGCCGGCGACGTTCTCGTAGGTGAGCCCGCCGCCGTTGCCGACCGCCAGCCGCTCGATGCGGCGCAGGTTCCTGCGCACGGTCCTGTTCATGTAGAACACCGACCGTCCGAGCTGGTTGGGGATCGTCTCCTCCGCCTGCTCCATCATCGAAATGATGTCGGGCGGAGTCGCGCCATTGAGCAGCGAGACGTCGATATTGCAAATTCTCACGACGTAGCGCCAGTCCTTCACGCAGAGCCCGGCCTTCCACTGGAAGCGCTCCTGCAGGGCGCGCATCCGGGCGCCCGGCAAGCCGGCGACCATCTCCACGGTGACCTCGCCGTAGTCGTCATGCACCAGTCCGGCCTGCGACCCCTTCGGGAAAATCCCGCAGCACGTTTCGTCGCCCCAGGCCACCAGCCAGATGCTGGTGTTGTCGACGTCCACGCTGCCGGCCTTGATCACGTTCGTGCCGTTGGGCGCCGTCGACAGCGAGTAGCGCACCGACAGCCCCGTGAACTCCTCGGGAGCCACGCCTGCGTTGCCGTAGATCAGCGTCTGCGCCATCTCCTGGTTCATGGCCTCGAGGAACGCCTTCGCCTCCGACAGCCGGAAGCTGTTCGCGTTGCCGTTGAGCAGCATCAGGTCTTTGTCGACCTCGGACCAGGCCTCGAGCATTCCGGCCTGCTCATCGATCTGCGCCGTCGTCGACTTGCTGGGCACGACGCCCTGGTTGAGCAGACGCCATGCGACCGCCGGCAGTCCGGTGCGCACGGTCGTGCGATGGCCCGTCGGCAGGTTGCCTTCGCGCCAGACCATGTCCTGCAGAACCTCGTTGGTCTGCGTGAGCAGCTCGATGATCGTGGGCACCTTGCCGTCCGGGTCCATGCGCTTGGCCCAGTCGGCCAGGGTCAGGTTCCCGGTGCCCAGCGCGACGCCGAACACCAGGATCGAAGGACCGAGGTAGTCGAACCAGCCAGACTGACTGACCTGGTGCGCGGCCGCCGTGGCCGCTTGGAGATCGATCGCGCACGCTGCGAACAGCAGCGCCACGATACAGGTGAAGAACCGCATAGTGTCTCTCCTGGGCGCGTCGCTCAGGTCTTGGCCGTGCCTCCGTAGAGCACGTCGGCATGGGTCTTCTCCGCAGAACCACCCCCACTGCCGGCGCCACTCGCCCGTTGGCCGAGCGGCTGATCTTCGCGCGTCGCCTTCCCGATTTTTTCAAAGGCCTTCACGACGATGGGGTGGTTCCCGTAGCCGGTCTTGTCGAGCAACGCGCGCAGTTGCGCGTTCTCATCGGACCCCTTGGGGAACACCCAGTCCACGCCGGAATTGGCCACCTGTTGTGCCGCGGTGAGCTTCTCTTCGTCGCCATACGCTGCCAGCGACAACGCGCGAAACGCCTCGGCCTGGGTCTTCGCCCCGGTCGCCTGCGCCTCGAGCCAGACCTGCGCCTGATCGTTCGTCCACCCCAACTCTTTCGCCAGTGATTCGGTCGCCTTCAGGTCGGCCGCGTCCAGGTGACTCTTCTCCGGCAGCACCAGCTCGTATTTCTCGGGCGGGGTCTGCTTGTCGTCAGCCTTGGTCTTGTCGTCGACCTTTGTCTCGACCTTCGTGTCCTCGACCTTTGTCTCGACCTTCGTCTCGACTTTGGTCTTGTCGTCGCCGGCCGGCTGCTTCCCGCTCTCGGTGTCACCCTGTGCGGGATTCTTCACTGCCATCGCGTTCCTCCTCGGTGGTGGATGGGGTGTGCCAGGCGTCCACCTCGCGCTGCTCGGCTCGTTTCCGGGCCCTGCGTTCCAGCTCCATGGTGTCGGCGGCACGCTCATCGGCGCGCTCACAATCTGCCAGGAGCTCTAACCCGAACGACCGTTGACCCTCCTTGAAATTCATCAGCGACCCGGAGTGATCGAAGCTCGACACCATCAGGCCGGCGCGCTCGAGCCACACCGACACCACGTAGCGCACCTCGGGGTGCTGCAGGCTCGCCGCCAGGGCCGCGATGTAGCGCTGCTCCTGCCGCTTGGCCAGCCGCTCGATACGACGCTGTTGCCCCCGGTCGGACGCGTTGGTCGTGTAGGGCCGACTCATTTCGCGATCCCGTAGATGCGGATCGTGCCTGACGCGATGTTGCCGGTCGAGAAAAAGAACCGCAGCGCGTTGACAGCCGTCGCGAGGTTCCAGAGGGCCATGCCGCTCCCGAACGCGGCGTCAGCTGTCCGCGAGGCGCAGAGCGCGAGCATGAATTGCGTCCGAATGACGGTCGACCCCGGGTTGAACATCCGAATCGACCCGTGAACGCCACCCGGCAACACGGTGTTCTCGACGGCGGCGAAGACCTGAATGGACGTCGCGGCGTTCTGTTGCACGGTGCCGCCAGCGGCCGTGTTGGAAAAGATGAACAGCGCGCTGTAGTAGTTCGCGCTCGAGTCGTAGCTCGACCCGCCATTGGTCGACACCCGACACAGAAGGTTGGCGCCAGAGGTCACCGGCAGGACGCCGACGAGCTCGATCAGATACTCGTCGTAGGTCGCCGAGATCGCGGTCGTGAAATCGAGTTGCGCGGAGGCCGCTGCGGTGTGCTGCTCGAGGAGCACCAGGGCGCCGGCTGTCGGGGCCCCGCCGTCCTTTCCGAGCTTGCCGGTCGCGCCATCAAAGAGCATGACGTGCCCGTCGACCGCGCTCCCAGGCCCGACGAAGTCGCCAGACGGCGCGACGCCCCCATCTTTGACGAGCTTGCCGGTCGTGCCGTCGAACTTGGCGAGATGGCCATCGACCGCGACCGCCGGCCCGACGACGTCGCCCGACCCAGTGGCCGGCACCCCGCCGTCTTTCAGTAACTTCCCCGTCGCGCCGTCGAAGACCGCGAGATGATTCGCGACCGCGCCCCCGGGCCCGACGACGTCGCCCGCAGGCACGGCCCCGCCGTCCTTGATCAACTTGCCCGTCGTGCCATCGAACGTCGCCAGATGATTCGCAACCGCGACGGCCGGTCCCACCACGTCTCCCGTCGCATCAGCCCCAGGCGCACCCGGCGCACCCGGCGCCCCTGCCGCGCCCGCCGCTCCGGCCGCGCCCGCCGGCCCTGCTGGTCCCGCCGGACCTCCGCTCGGACCCGGCGGCCCGGCCTTGAGCACCTTGAGCGGCACCTGCTGCTTGCTACGCCCGCCAGGTCCGGTGCTCACTGCACGGTCCCCGGGCTGCCGCCCATCATGTCGCCGGCACGCGTCAGTGCGGTGTCACCGGTCATCGGCGCCTGCGAGGCGGACTTCATCGCGTCGGCGGTGAGCTTCGCCTGCTGCGCTTCCGCAATGGCTTGCTGGGCCTTGCCGGCCTCCTGTTGCCGCTGCTCCGCTTCCTCGGTCGGCCGCACCACGCGCAGGTCAACCCCCAGCAGGTCGGCGTAGATGTCGGCGACCTGGAACCAGTCGACCTTGTGTGTCACTTCCGGGGCCACCTGCTGCGCGACGAGCGCGCTGATGGTGCCGACGAAGCGATCCAGGCCGACCACGCTGACCAACTTCTGGGCCGCCGCCATGATCGACAGGTATTCGATCTTGAGCTCGAGGCCTTCGAGCTGCGGCGGCGGCTTCGGGATGAACCCGTAGTCGAGCAGCATCGTGAACGTGCGGTCGATCAGCGGTTCGTGGAGCTCGTCGGACGTGCGCTCGAGCACCGGGCCCAGGCCGAGCAGCTTCTCTTCGTGCCGCTCGTCCACCTCGCGGGCGGTGAACGGCTGCACGCCCTGCTGGTTCTGGTCGCGCGCCGCGAGCATCAGGAACAGGTCGACGTAGAAGGCCTTGTTGATCCGGCTCTGCACCTCGTAGATGTCGCGGCCCAGGTGTTCGATGTTGATCGTGACTTCGTGCAGCGCCTTCACGCCCGCGCCTTCGCGGACGTCTACGTAGGTGATGTCGCCCGGGAACAGCGACGTCTTCTGCGTGCGCAGCGCCGTCGGCGCCTGCAGCGGCGGGTCGATCATTTTATTGATCGCGGTGCCCTTCTTGCGCTGCTCGATCTGGAGCTGCTTCACGTCGCCCAGCGCCGTCATGCCCGGGCAGTCGGTGCCGTAGGTGTCCTCGCCCGTGATGTCCCACCTGGGCGCCAGGATCGGGAAGCTCTTGAACCCCGACTCGCGCAGTAGTTTGTCGCCGTCGCCGGCTTTCTCCCAGTGACAACTGAGCCACCGGTAGTGCTTCGCGCCCATTGCGTTGGGGTTGTAGGCGGGGTTGGGCTGAATCAGCCAGCAGACCTGCACGGGCGCCTCGTAGTTGCCCTGCTGCCACTGGTTCTTCACCGTGTTCGACAGGTAGGTCCAGTCGATATCGGTGCCGTTCTCCGCCAGCCCGAACTCTTCGATCACCTGCCGCACGCTCAACACGTAGTCGCGCGCGAACGTCGAGGCGACGCCGCGGCGGTCCATCCCCAACACGTAGCTGCCGACCGGGTAGGGATAGCAGCGGAAGACGTCCTTCTGGTCCTCGAGCACCGACATGCAGCCAGTCGCGAAGAGCCCCATGTCGCCGTAGACAATCGGCAGCGTGTTGTAGAGATTGGTCTGCAGGAACACGTCGAGCATCCGGCGCGTGACGTTCTGCAGCCACTCCTTGACCGCCTGGTCCTTCATCAGGTCGGGATCGTGCGTCGACAGCTTGAACCAGGGCCGCGCCGGACTGGTCATGCCGGCGTGCAGGCCTGAGGAGAGCGTGCGCGAGGCGAAGCGGCCGGTCGAGTCGATGATATTTTGGTTCCGCTTGTCGCCCTTGTTGCGGTCGCTCGGATTGAACCGCCCGCGCCGGGGCACCATGAAGTCGGCGATCTCGCGCCAGTGCGCATCGAACGAGGCGCGCTCGCTCCACATCGCGCCGCGCAGCGCCTCGAGGCGGGCGACCCGGTCCTTGATGTTGCCGGCGTCGTAGAAGGTGTCAGGCATCAGGAGCCCAGGAGCGTCTTGACCGCCAGCACTGACTTCACGGCGACGCTGCCGCCCACCCGCTGACCGAGCACCGTCTCCGGGGCGCCGGCCGCACCTTTCTTGCGCTGACGCAGCGCCGCCTTCATCGCTTCCGCGATGGCGGAGCTGCGGGCCTGCGTGGCTTCAGGAGGCGGCGGCGGCGCGCCCAGCATGGTCGGGCTCGGCGCCAGCGGCGGCCCCGTGTAGCGCTTCTTTTGCTCGACGGTCATCGCCTTGGCCGTGCCGGTCTTGTCGCCGCCGAACCAGCCCATCTCAACGCCTTTCGTGCCGGCCGCCGTAGAGCACCGCGAAGGCGACCGAGCCCGGGCAATGCGTGTTGACGACGTGCGTCCCGGTGAGCGGGGGCGCGTCCCGGCGGGCGCGCTCGAGCGCCGTCTGCTTCTCGCGAGCACGCCAGTTCGACTCGCGCCAGGACACCGACGCCCGGTGGAAGGCGCCCAGGGCCTGATTGATCGCACGGTCAGCCTTGCGGTGGGCGCGTGCCCAACGCTGGTCGACCAGATGCGACGAGAGCAGCGGGCGTCGCGCCAATCAGAGTCTCTTGAAGAAAGCGGTTTCGAGTGCGTGATACCCCAACCGGTGGTAGAACCGCCCGACGTCGCCGTCGACCGGCGCGACCATTTGTATCATATGTATTGAATTACTGCGGCACCATTCTTCAGCGGCCTGCAAGAGCTGGGGGCCGACTCGACCACGGCGCACCGCCGGCTCGACCCACCAGGCCTGTTCCGCCGCGTAGCGTTCTCCG